GGTTGTAATCCTCCAAGTAAATTTCTATTTAATCTTGCCCATTTACTAGGATATACAAGCCGTTGTCCTTTAATCCCACTTTCTACTTGGTATAAGGAAGCACTAATAGCTTTGTTAATACTTTTAAATCCTCTTTCTTTAAAGGGATCTAGTGATTCGCTTTTGATCGGTTGTTGTTTCATCATTTGTTATGTTTTCATATTTTTCCCAAGTATAATTATTTAACCATGTTTCTAAATTTTGCATATATGATATGCCATCTCCTAGAATCTTTAATTGTTCATTTAGACATTCTATGATATAAGTATGTATAGATGTTCGACCTTTAGTGACTGCAAAGTATCTCTTTTTAGCTTTCTTATTTGAGTTAGCTTTTGGATCCTTTGCTCTTAATACTCTGACTCCCTGTGCAGTTCTTACTTTCCAAGGATACAACTCACATAGTTCTGTGAACATAGCATCAAAGTCTGTTAAGAAAAAGCCTGGAAATTTTTGTGTTATTATGTCATCTGTCATTAAAAATCCTTTAGTTGTTAATTGATATGTATTGGGAGAAAGAGATAATATATCTCTTAACTCAAGTTCTTGTTTAAATGTTAAGTATAACCACATATAGTCGTCTACACTTAAATCATATTCTCTTAATATATCTGTATCTATTGGTATTTCCATATACGTTTTAATTTATAGTGAGTATCTACTCTATATCCTTCTTTATCTAGAGAATTAGTCTTCCAACTAAGTATCATATAGAGTCCGGTTTCATCATCTGCGAAGCGTATATTATCCTGAGTAACAAGTATATACGAAAGGATTGCAAATATAATAATATCAATCATTCTTTCCAAATTTTTTAGGGGTTATTATAAAATCTGATGTAGTACTTTCGATAACCTCCTGTACATCTTCAGGAGAACAATTACAATTAAATGAATTGCTGATTCTTGTTGCGTATTCCGTATAGTTATCCGGTGCATGCTTCTCTGTAACTAATTCTACAGCTACAGAGAGCAATGCCCTGGACAATTTCATCGGTTCGCACTTTATTGGGTGAGCCATTTTATATTTTTTAAGGTTTTTACTGAGCTTTTCAGCCATTTCTCTTCTTGAGAATCCTTAACGTATATAATATAAATCTTTCCAATCTTGCCTTCCTCATATCTGATTAATCTTCCAACTCTTTGTATCATTGATAGAGATTTAGAAGTTAACCCACATACAATACCTATACTGGCACCTGGAGCATCAAAGCCTTGATTTAAAGATTTGGTGGAACATATTACGTTAATTTTTCCGTCGGTAAATCTTTTTAAGGCTTCAATTCTTTTCTTAGGTGTAATCCCACTATGATAAGCAACAGCATAAGGACTCACGCTTTCAGCAAGCTGACTAGTAAAAGAGTTTTTACCGCCAAAAGATATGATCTTTTTATTTAGATTGGTATAAACTATGTCTTTAAATTTTTCTATCTTGTTGTCGGCTGTGTCTACTATGCTTTTTCTTTCTCTTATTGCTTTATAAAATCCTGCAGCATGCATCCTGTCTAAAGGATGAGCGCTGTTATTTCCAATGCATGCTTTTGCTATGTTAAAAGCGTCTGGACCTAAATGGATCTTATGTTTTACAAACTCTTGATTAATCACTGTGTAATTAGCTCTTTCTTGTTCTGTTAATTCAATTGGTATACAATATATTTCATACGGTGCTACTAGTCCCAATTCAACACATTCATCTAATGAGATAGAATATACTATTGGTGCTAATGATTGTAATTTTAAATTGTAATCAATTTCTTCAGGTAAAGTTGCTGTCATACATAATAATCTACCATATGAATTCTGCGCAAAGAATTTTCTATACTCTGTACTTAGTCCTAAATGTACCTCATCACATACAACTATGTCATAATGTTCATGCATTAGTTTGTATGCGCTGTGATAACACATAATGTCTACTTGTTCTAAAACAGAATCAAAATTCCATTTATAAAACTCCTCAATAAATTGATCTTTTAACTGAGTTGTAGGGACTAAAAGTAAAGCAGATGCTTTTGGATCATCTTTAAGAGTGTGATGAATAGCTGCTACGCCACATCTACTCTTGCCAAATCCAGTACCGGCGATGATACTGCCAGTATAATTGGATTCAGCCCAAGCATTTAATGCTTTTCTTTGTTCTTGACTTTTCTTTTCGTCTGTTTTCATTTTTCTTAATGTTCTTACCATGAATTTCTGTCTAAATTTTTATTCATTACTTTTCTAATCTTGTGAACTGGTATGTTTAGATCTTCAGACATATCTGTCATGGTTTTATTAGGGTTACGGTAAAAATAATCTATTATTAATGAATCTGTTTTATTCATAATTGTATGAATATTTTTACCTTTAATCTTTTTAGCTTCATAAGCAAGTCTAAAGTCTCTAACTTGTTCAGGTTCTAATACAGTTGGGTCAATTTCATCTGTTGTTTTACCACTGTATTTAAAATAATTGTCCATCTCTATTGTATTCTTTTTAAATAAAGATTTCAAGTACTTTTGCTGTTTTACTTCAGCTACGAAGTTTCTAATCAAACTTTTATCTGTCATAATATTCGTTTTAATTGGTTAATAAATTTAGTTAATAAAATAGTAAGTTACTTTTCCCAATAGTTACTTACTGTTACTTCAGCTTTTAACAAGCCATTGTCTACAATCTCTTTAGCTGCATACTCCATGATCGCCTTCATAATTACTGTCCAGTTATCTAAATACTCATTCTTACATATAGTATCTATCTGATCATGTACAGTCATCACTAGTTTTACAGGAGCATTACTCCCAGCTATATGCCCGCGCATTAATACTAAAGCACGTTTAGTCATATCTGCAGATGCTCCTTGTATTGGTGTGTTCTTTGAAGCTCGTTCAATTGTCCCAAGTTCTAACATAGCAGATTTGTTGTTCCAGATCTTAGGGTACCAATTTGTAAACCATCTTTTTCGATTGTAAGGTGGAAATGTTTTAATGTATCCAAATTTCTTCCCATAATTACCGAGTTTATCTAAAAACCCTTGTATTGAAGGAAAAGCTTTAAAATACTTATCAATTAACTGTTTAGCTTCTTCCTTAGATATATCTAAAGTTGCAGCAAGTTTGTTTGGGCCCATTCCATAGGCTAAACCAAAGTTAATAGTTTTCACATTTGTTCTAAGTTTTTTGTGTGAAGGACAATTACACTTAGTTTTACGACTAAAGTATGTACAATCATCTGTCCCACTATTCATCCATATTTCACCATATACTAGTTCAGCACAAGTTGAATGTAAGTCTTGCCCTTCTTCTAGAGCTTTTAACCAAACAGGGTCCTTAGACCCAAAGGCAATTACATTTAGTTCTTGCGAACTATAGTCTGCACTAACAAAGCTCCAATCATGGGGAGCTGTGAAGCAGTTTCTAAATCTATTGTCAGCAGGTATCTGCTGCATATTAGGTTTACTACTACTTACTCGTCCTGTATCCAGTATTTGGTGAAATGAGGTATGAATTTTATTATCTTCTCTAACATTTTCTAAAAATTTCTCTCCATAAGAAGTGAATAGTTTCATCGCTTCTTTATATTGTATATAAGTATCAATTAATTCATTATCTTTTCTAAAGGTATATAATTCTTTGCCATTAACATTATCTAATGTAGGTATAATACGTTGAAATACGTTTAATACTTGCTTAGGACTAGTCCATTTAATATTTACAGTTCTTAATTCATCAATTGGTGTAAACATATCTGCTTGTATATATTTATAAAGAAATTCTTTATACATATCGTTTTCTATCACTATATTATCTAAACATATTTCTAATCTTTTGGCATCTAATCTACTCCTGTCCTCTAATTCTTTCCATTTATCTACATCAATGTTTAATCCGTTGTATTCTATATCTGCGAAGGCTAAAACAGCCTCATTTTCTAAGTTTATAGTATTTTCAAGCTTATGGTGCTTAATGCTTGTTTCTTGCGCTTTAAGAAGTTTTGATAGTAATTCAACGTCTTTAGCTGCATACTTTATTTGAGCGTCTGTAAACGCTCCTGTGTGATTTATGAAGGAAGATTGAGCATCTTTACTTAAATCTATGTTTAATCTCCTCTTTACTGTCTCCTTTAAAGATACTGATAATTTCTTACCACATGTTAGAATTCGTTCTGCTAACATAGTATCATAAATATTCTCACAATGTATATCAAATTTCTTTATAAAATTAAGATCAAACTTAGCATTGTGGAATATCTTTAACTGTTCTTTGTTTTCTAATATCTCTTTTAAAGGATTTATATTACATTCTCTAACATCTATAATATATTGAGTGTTTTCATCTCCGATTTGTAACATTATTATGTCATCTTTGATAAAATCTAGGCCTGTAGTCTCTGTATCTACTCCTAATACTGGTTTATCCTTACAATACAACACTACATCTTCTAGTGATAGTTTGGAAGTTTGACTTATTATTTTAATCATTAGTAGTCTGTATCTAAACACTGTACTTTAATACCGCTTTCCGTCTTTTTTGGACCTATTTTTGGTGAAGGCCACCCGAATTGCATCTCATATGTCAAGTCATCTGATATGATATTTGGTAAAGTTAGTTTATAGTGGGTTCTTGACATTCTTTTTTTCCCTTGTTTATCGGTTTCAGTCCCATAAACAGGTGTTAAGCAAGTTTGTTTCATAGTATTTGTTTTAGTTGTTAATGATATAAAAATGAAAAAAGGGAAGATTTCTCTCCCCTTTCATCATTCATGTGACCAACCGTAGGTATAGTCATCGTCAATTATTTAGTTGTTCCTTAAGGTATTAGAATAAAATTATGCAAAATACTTTTATACTATCTCTAAGCTTGGAACAAATATAAGCATTTAATACATACTATACAAGCATATATTAAATCTTTTTATATTCCCATAGTTTGGTCAGTTATTTCACCTGTATTAACATTAACTTTTTCAGCAGTTTGTTCTTTACCTGGTTCTACTGCGTCTGCATCTAATGTGATGTGTTCAATAACTTCATCTTCATCTGCTAATACTACTGTTGGATTACTAAAGATATAAAAGCTCTTATGTGTAATATAAGCACCGTTTTTACCTCTTCGTTTAGCAGCAGTACTTACATTTTCTGATTGCCATTCATTTGGTTCAACTGTTTCTCTAATTTGTACTCTGAAGAATTTATCTAATTCAGGGTGATAAGGATTAAGAATGTTTAAAGGTAAACTGTCAACTTCTCTATCATTTACCATAGCTTTATCCCAGTTAGGATTCTTATCAGATACATCAACTCCAAATAATTCCATCATTCTTTTAGGTGTTGCTGTAGTCCAAGCTCTTCTTGGTCTTTGTTGAAATTGAGGATCATCTGCATTTAATGTTGCTACCGCTGACATTGCTAGTCTTGAAGGACTATTTGCCATTGCTTCTGCAAATTCTAAGTACATTTTCTCTCCACTTGCTGTTGGTCTACAATTTACTAGTAGACTTTGTCCTGGCTTTATAGTGTCCAAGGCTCCACTGTTGATTTTGTTTTGCATGTTTTTATAAATTTAAATGTTTAATTGGTGTTAGTTTTCAAGGATACTAACATCCTGTTTATTTTGTTGTTAAGCATAGTTATACAAAACTCTGCTACTGTAGGGTTAGGATGATATCGTTGAACATTCTTAATACATTTCACAAGTCTTTTTAATTGACTTACTGATTTGTTTTTAGTCGATATCCTCCTCCCCTTAAGTGTTAAGACCATTGATACATCATTAGTATACATACTACTAATGTTAAACAAGCACATAAAGTCCATATTCTAGAGCTGTCTAATTTTCTCTCTAAGTATGTAACTTTCATGTTTGCTACTTTTAATTGTTGGATGTATCTAAGCTCTTGAGTCTTCTTCATAGTTAATTGTTTTGCTAACGATGGTCCTTTCTTTTTAGGTTTAACGGTTTTTTCTGTCATTTTTTGATCTTTAATGGTTAATAGTTTGGTTAATGTTAGATAATACTTCTGTTATTTTCTTTGTTAATTCTGCATTCTTTCCTATAAGTTCTCTGTTAAGTCTAACTTCAGTTGCTAAAGTCTTAGCTATATTAGATAACTCTAATATTTGCTTGTTTAAGCTGTCGATTAGATCCATGATCTCTTTATTTGTCATTTTTAAATGGTTTAAGTAAAAGTTAGACTTAATAAATAGTTTATCTGTTAGCGTTAAGCTTAGTAAGAATGGATTGTCTTGCCCCTATTTATTAAAGTCTACACTTTATGGTTTCTTATGTATATTAATTATTTTTGTACCTCTTCTATTTAACTCAAGGTAATCACCTATTTGTATTAGTGAATACTCACCAAATGTAGAATAGTATGTTGAGCCATCTTTTAATGCTATTAAATAATAATCATTTTTATCTTTAGCGATGACTTGTCTTGTATCTGTTGTTGTCCATCTAACACCATCTTCATCAATTACAGGTATTGTTCTAACAGTATTACAAGAAGAGCAAGTTATAAGTAACATAATAAATATGATTACTGGAGTTAATAAGATACACCAACTTAATGTTGTCTCAAATATGTTATGTCTTTTATCTCTTTTTATTCTATCATAATTAGCTTTCATTACTTTAGGGTCTGATTTGTAAGGCTCTTTCATTTCTTATTTGTTAATTTCCAGTCAAAGCCAATTGATAAGCCTAACATAGTTATTGCTAGTCCATCTCTTAATTTGAATCCTATCATTATTAAATCTGCTTGACCAGAAGCAAATTCAATTTTAAAACAGATATTAAATCTATTCATTAGTGTTACGGAACACCACTCCTTAGTATAATTCTTCATATTTATTTGTTTAGTTAATGTTTAGTTAATGTTTAGTTAATAATAACAGGTAAGCAGCGGTTATTAGCAATATCGCGGGTTATCCCATACTGACTACTTGTTCGACACCAAATCTAGATAGTTATCACTAACCTTTGGGCTTATTGTTACACCTGTTATTAAGTTGTTATTGCAGACTAAGAAAGCTAATGACTCTTCTTAAATCTCTTTTTATATCTTCATTAGCCTCTACACCATTAGCATCTTTATAATCATTAATTATAGCATGACATGTATTTAATGTGTTGATTACAAATGGTGCTTTCATTCTTTCTTTTAAATCAACAAGTTGTGACAATAGTATTGTATTGTGATTTAATGCTTTAGTTATCTCTAAGTTTTTGTTTAGAATCTTAGTATCTAATTCAATATTCTTTTCCATGATTTAATGTTTAGTTAAGGTTTAGTTAATGTTTAAGTTATATTATTTAACCCAAACTATGCGTCGACATTTGTCATCAGGTTATTCCAAAAGTAACTACTTGGTCTATGTATTCAATTAGATGAATTACACACAAAGTTTGAGCTACTCTTGGTCCCTTCCGTCTTATAAGTGAGGCTATTTATAAACAACAAGCAGAATGGCAATTCTTTTAACACTACTCCTGTAGTGACTTGTTATAAACAACAAACACACAACTATCTAGATTAGGACTGCATCACATACTACGTGAAGGTGCACTATACTGGAAATGTTAAGACTGAAGTGTGTTCGTGTTTAGTTAAATAACAACTACAGTTTAATGGATTGCTGTCCAATTCATGTATTACCATTCAAGATGGAATTACCTCTACATTTAAAGAGAGTAGTGTTACTATGTGTTATACTATACAATACAACTGTAATGTAAGTTATGTCAATGTAGTGTGAAACCTGCGAATGCACAGTCCTTCGTGCACTCACAGTCGTAACGTAACCGTTGGTTAAGCCACAATCCGTTTGACGATGACATAGGTGGATTATTCCTACGGATGCAACGGCTACTGTACTTCGCCGTCTACTAACCACGTAAACTCGATTACCTTTTCAGGGTTCTCTTCATCAATAACAGATGATGTTTCGAATTTAGGATTAGTAATGACAACTGTGTCTCCTATGTTCATAGAGAACTCACTACCTTTATGTACAAAGATAGGTTGTCCTTTAGTAACAAACTGTCCACCTCCAAACTCTGACGAGCGAGACAATAGGATACAAGTGTCATACAACTTAGTAATTATATATTTCATAGTTAATAAGTTTGATATACGGGATACTCTCGAATATCGAATTAACACAGGGGTCGTTGACAAGGACCTTCACGCTCTCACAAAGAAAACTAACTTTTTTTTAACTTTTTTTATTTTTTTATTGCACTGTAATATTTTTTTATTACTTTTGTCCCGCAATATTATCATCCCTCGGTAACCAAAAAAGGGATTAGACATCGGATTGGTAGTTCTAAATAAGAACGAGATTTTCTCCGGTAGTTGCAAAAGAGTAATGTATAAACTCTAATTAGGATACATAGCACATAGGTAGGTGCGGTGAATTAACACCAGTTTTAGTATCCTTTGGTCTCCGATGAGGAAAGCACTATTAGAGAGAAATCAACACTTGAAAGAAGCAAAACCAAGGGGGATAACTATATCTTTTTTTAAAATTGTTAAAAAAAATTTATTTTTTAGTATTTATATAAAAAACTTTTATATTTTTGTACCGAAACTAAATTATAAAATAAAATGACAAAGATTAAATTTAAACCTTTAAGAGACTGGATCTTACTACCTGATCCAAGAAAAACCCAAACAGAATCAGGAATAATACTATCGGAAGAGGCTTCTGATAAGATGACAACAAATATCTTAGAAGTTTTGGATGTAGGTCCGGAATGTACTAAGGTAAAAACAGGAGACACTGTAATGATTGATCCTGCGGTAGCTGGTAAGATTATAGTAGTAGGTGAGACCTCTTATGTACTAGTTAGTGAGTTTCACTGCTTAGGTATACTGTAATGAATCCAGAAGAACGTAGAAGAATAACTATTAAGGCTGATACTACTCTTAAGTATCTCCAAGTATGGAATGGTATTTTTAATTTAACTAATAAAGAGTTACAAGTATTATCTTTATTTATAGATATACATAAGACAGTTGAGATTAAAAATATATGTCATAATAAAATTAAACAGGTAGTAGCATCTAAGTTGGATATTCGTGATGCTAATACTTTGAATAATTATATTAAAAAGTTAAAAGATAAAGGTGCTTTAAAAAAGATTAAGAATCTTTATGTATTAACTCCTATCCTTAATCCTAATATAAAAACAGTTGAGGTCAATATCAATAGCAACCAATAGTGTATTCATAGAAGAATGGCTAGTACTAGGAGGAGGTGCCTTAGTAATAGTTTTAATTGGATATGATTATGAAGGAAACTGTGTAAAACTAAAAATAGAGTATGAAGAAACCGACGAAACCGACGAAACCTATAACGACATTACTGAGTAACTTTCTAAAAGAAGCTAGTACGTTTCTAGCAAATGGAGCTCCAGTAGTAGAACCAGAAGTATATACAAAGAGAATGAAAGCGTGTTACGATTGTGAGCATATAACAGAGAATATAAAATGTGGAATTTGTGGATGCCACATGGAAATGAAAGCTAAATGGGGAACAGCCTCATGCCCAGATACTCCACCAAGATGGAAAGTAGATCATGGTAAAAAATAAAGAAGAAATTATTTATTACCTAGCTAATAAATATGAGTTACCAGTTTACAAAGTTAAAGAGATGGTTAATTATCAATTTAAGTTTGTATCTGAAACAATAAAGAAAGGAAATTTTGACGCAGTACGTCTACCGTATTTTGGTAAATTTTTTGTAAAGAATTCTAGAGTTAAGTATATAAATAAATTGAAAGATGAGGCAACTGTTAAAAAGATTTAAATTTCTACATCATTTAGGATTTCACAATAAAGATTGTAGAAGACGTTTATTTACAACAAAAAAAGATTATATTTGTCTTAGAACGGGTAATAATCATAAAAAATTTGAATTATGAAATATAAATGTGACGCATGTGGAGCAACAATGGATCTACAGAAGAGCACTACAGTATTAATAGACGGTAAGTGGGTAACTAAAGAGGCAGAGTGCTCTTGTGCAGAGGGACAGTATATGAAAGAGGTATTAACTAAAGAATATGAAGGATTTCCTACAATAAAAAGAAATGAATAAATTCATGAGTTTAAGAGAGCAGTTAAAAAAAGCAAAGAGATCCATGAGAGGTAGAAGATGGACTATAAGAGAAGTAGATAATGTTCTTACTGAAGTTAAGATGATTTTTAATCCACATGAGTATGAAAACTATTCTAGTTCTAGAAAGATGTATACAGACAGGCAATTATTAAAAATATTAGAGAAAAATTATGAGAGATCTATTAACAATAGTTGATTACACAGCTGTGCCTTCTCCATATGCATTATCACTAGATGAGTTTAGTATTGTAGCTAAAAGAAAAAATGGTATGAAAGAATTAGCATATGTTTACTATATGTGTAATCATAACTCACCATTCTATGTTTATGATCATGGAGAAAGAGATAAACAAGTTAAAGACGCTTTATTTAAAGATTCTAAGTGGAAACCAGATCCTAAACTTAAAGCATGTATGGACGTATATAATGAATTATCTGAAACCTCAGCTGTTAAATTATTAAAAGCAGCAAAAACATCTATAGCAAAATTAGAGAAGTACTTGAGGTTCATTGATTTAACATCATTAGATGATAATGGTAAGCCTATTTATACAGCTAAAGATATAATTTATAATTTAGAAAAAATGGGTAAAGTTGTAGAAGGATTATCTAAACTAGAAGAGCTAGTTAGAAAAGAAGAAAAAGTAGGGAATAAAAATAGAGGTGGAGTAGAAGTAAATAAATACAGTATGTAATATGGATTTTTTAGAAGATTTAGAACTTTATAATCAAGCTATGGATAATGCATATTTAGTTATTACCAATAAACTTGATTTAGAAGATTTATTAGTAGAACTAGATAATGATGATCTAGCAGAGTTTTCATTACCTTTTAATCCGTTCTTACACGAGGATATTTCAAATGAAGAGATAGACGAAGTGATAGAACATTTTACAGGGTTAGAAGAATACGAAAAATGTGCAGAATTAGTAAATTATAAAAGTGTGAATGTTTAAGGATATAAACAGAGTAAGGCAGGCAGCCGTAAAATTTTTAGCGGAAGGTTCTTATACAGAAGCCATCCCTGGAACAAAAGAGTATTATGACTTTTGGGACGAGGAAAGGAAACGCTGTTTGTATGGGTATACTATAGATGAATTAAGTGTTACGGGTTTCCATTATTTCTATTTAAATTATTGTCCTATTGATAGAGCTATAGACGAAGTAATGCCTGATGGATCTATACAATCTAATCGTGAAAGATCTTTTCCTAGATTCTATGATGGAGATTGGGAATACTTTCAAGAGATAGATAAAGCTAGAGCAAGTAATAGACATATGATTGTACTTAAAGCCCGTAGAAAAGGATATTCTTATAAAGCAGGGTCTATGCTAGCACGTAATTTCTTTCATGTAAAGAATTCTAAAAACTTTGTATTTGCTGCACAAAAAGAATATTTAATTGGGGATGGATTACTATCTAAAGCTTGGGATTTTTTATCTTTTATAGATGATAATACAGCGTGGGCTCAACCAAGATTAAGAGACAGAGAAATGAGTAAAATGTCTGGGTATAAAAAGAAAATAAATGGTATTGAGATAGAGATGGGGATGAAGTCTCAAATCATGGGGGTATCACTAAAAGATGCTCCAGATAAAGTAAGGGGTAAAGCAGGTGAGCTAGTATTCTTCGAGGAAGCAGGTTCTTTTCCTGGCCTCCTGAAAGCGTGGGAGGTTACTATGCCTACCATGCGTCAGGGTAGCAAAACACTGGGACTGATGGTAGCGTTCGGAACGGGCGGTACGGAAGGAGCAGATTTTGAGGCCATGGAAGAAATTTTTTACAATCCGGAAGCTTATGATTGTATGGAATATAATAACAGTTGGGACGAAGGAGCTACAGGTACTACATGTGGATATTTTATTCCTATCCAAAAGAATTTAGATGGATTTATAGACGATAATGGTAACTCCCAACAAGATATAGCTGTAGAGTATGAACAAAAAATGAGGAACAAGAAAAAGGGTGCAGCAGATGCCAAATCATTAGACCAATACATCGCCGAGCACCCTTATTCTCCTCAAGAAGCTACATTACAAGTAACATCTAATTTATTTGATGTAGCATCTTTGCAAGAACAATATAATTTAATTAAAGTTAAAGGTTTAAATATAGTGGGTACCCCAGGAGTAATGTATCAAGATACTGATGGTAATCCTAGTTTTAGACCAGACTATAGTAAGAAGCCAGTTGAAAGGTTTCCTCATAGAAAAGAGAATGATAATAGTGGATGTATTGTAATCTATCAATCTCCTTATAAAAATCCAGAAGGTGTTACACCTCATAATTTATATGTGGTTTGCCATGACCCTTATGGACAGAACCAATCTGCAGATAGTACATCTTTAGGAGCATCTTATGTAATCAAGAGGCCTAATAACTTATCTCAACCAGATGATATAATTGTAGCATCTTATGTTGGTAGGCCTGAAACATCTGACGAATATAATCGTAATCTATTTTTATTAGCGGATTATTATAATTCTAAGATAGGATTTGAGAACGATAGGGGAGAGCTTATAGCTTATGCAAAACGACATAGAAAGTTACACAGACTACAGCAAGAATTTGAGATGTTAGACAAGAAAGGACTGCAATCAAAAACCGTAAAAAGGCAATATGGCATGCATATGACGGAGTCTAGGAAGCTTCAAGGTGAGATATATATAAGGGATTGGCTTAATTCAGTACGTACTATAGACGAGAATGGAAAAAAATTACTAAATTTGCATAAAATCTATGATTCCGCATTAATACAAGAATTGATTAAATTTAATCATAAAGGCAACTTTGATAGAGTTATGTCTTTAATGATTGGTATGTATCATACTAGAGAATTATATAATGCTGAAGTACAAGATATATACAGCGACCGGTCAACAGATGATTGGTTTGATAATAACTATTATTAACTATGGCACATAAAGAAACGAGTAGTAGCAGCAGTATCCCACAACAAAGATTACCAGCGTCAAAGAAAACTAAAGAATGGAGAGAGCAATGTGTCGAAGGGTTTATAGCATTGTCAGATATTCATAATACATATGGCGACTCAGATATAGAAAGATTCTACAGGTATTATAATGGAGACATTGATGATACTGATTATAAACATGTATTAAAACCTTATGGAAAAACAAGAAAAAACTTTCCATCACAAATAAGAAATTTCCCTATTATAAAACCTATTATAGATTTATTATTAGGAGAGAAATCTAAAAGGCCTTTAAACTACACTGTAACAGTACAGAATTCAGATGCTATAAGTCAAAAAGAAGTGGCTAAATCTGAAGCTTTATTTATGAATTTACAACAACGTTTTTTAAGTGAAGTAGGAGATGAAGCTATGAGTGAAGGTATTCCATTAGATCCTGAAGAGATTGAGATGCCAGAAGAGTTAATGAGAAAATTTGAAGATAGTTATGTAGATAATAGAGCTCTAACAGGCGAGAAAGCTATGAACTATCTATTTCAAAAATGTGAAATGTATGATAATTTTCAAAAAGCATGGTTTCATTTCTTAGTAGCAGGAGAATGTTATTCTCATAGAGGAGTAAGAAATGGAGAACCGTTTTATGAAGTATTAAATCCTATGGATGTTGATTACGATAAAGACCCAGACGTAGAATTTGTAGAAGATGGAGATTGGGCGTTAGTTAAAAAGGCAATGCATGTCTCTTCAGTTATAGATCACTTTGGTACTCATTTATCAGATAAACAAATATTAGATTTAGAAGATCCTAAAGGGACTAATGTTGATATAGCATTTAGCGCTACTAATAATGATAATAGAATAAATAAAAATGCTTTAATTGAAGTAGTAACTGTTTATTGGAAATCAAGAAAAAGAATTGGATTTATGCAGTATGTAGATCCAGCTACAGAATCTATCGAAGAAATGACAGTTGAAGATGGGTATGTAATAACTCCTGAGATGAAAGAAACAGGAGCTAGAATTAAATGGGAATGGATTAATGAAGTGTGGGAAGGAACAAGAATAGATGATAAACATTATCTTAATATACATCCTGTAGTTAATCAAAGAACTTCTATAGATCATCCGTCTATATGTAAACTTCCAATTAATGGGAGAGTATATTCAACTAATCCTTCATCTAATATGTCTATTGTAGGTATAGGAGTACCTTATCAGCTTACATATAATATTTATAAATATAGATTAGAATTAGCAATAGCTAGAAGTAAAGATATTATAGCTCAATTTGATATTAATATGATCCCTAAAAAATGGGACATGGATAAATTTATGTATTATGTAGAAGGTACTGGAATAGCTTGGGTAGATTATAATAAAGAAGGTATTCAATTAAATCCACAACATCAATCTGTTATGGATATGTCTATTAAAACAATACAACAATATATTACTTTATTAGAAAGCATAGTAATAGAATGGGAAAGAGTATCTGGAGTTAATAGGCAAAGACAAGGTAATGTAGGAGCTTATGAAGGAAAAGCAACATCACAACAAGCTATCATGCAATCTTCTCATATTACAGAAGATTTATTTAGACGTTTTGCAAGGTTTGAGCAAAGAGATATGCAAGCATTATTAGATTACTCTAAAGAAGCTTGGCTAACAGGTAAGAAAACTACATATGTTATGCCTGATGGTACAACAGACTTTTTAGATGTAAATAGTTTGTCGCATATGGAATCTGAATATGGTATATTCTTATCAGACTCTGGAAGAGATCAGGATAAGTTAGAACAAATTAGACAATTAAGTTTAAGTATGATACAAAACGGAATGCCAATGTCTACTGTAGTAGATGTTATGGAGTCTGAATCTTTTGTAGGTATAAAATCTAAAATGAAAGCTGCTGAAAAAGCTCAACAAGAATTAGAAGAAGCTCAACAGCAACAAGCTATGCAACAACAACAACAAGGTCTACAAAGCGCAGAAAAAATTGCTGCAGCTCAACTTGATAATGAGAATATGAATAATCAAGCAGATCGTGATACAAAAATTGAAGTAGCATTAATACAAGCACGATCTAAAGCAAATGGAGAAGGCGCAAAGTTTGAGGGAGATAAATATAATAATGCTAAAGATCAACAATTAAGAGAAAGAGAAATAGAATTAAAAGAGAGGTCTCAAAGAGAGTCTGAAAGATCTAATATAACAAAAGAAAATATAACTAAGGAAAAGAATAAATCTGATGCCAAAAACAAAAATAACAAATAATTTAGACAATCTTTCTTTTAGTAAAGCTTTTGCTAAGAGTAGACAAGATCTAGGTCCTGGACAAGTATTTAAATGGAAAGGAAGAAGATTTACAACAAATCATAGAGAAGAGGAAGCTAGATCTAAGACTATACAAGATGAGATATCTAAAGTTGCTAACGATAAAACTCTTATAGAAGGCTCAGATGCTAGAGTAAAAGAAAATACTGTTCTCGATTTAAATGATAGTATTGTTAAAACAGAATCTGTTGCTAAAGAAGACGTACTTAATAAAGGAGAAGATATAGTTGAATTCATTAAAGGAATGGAGCCTACTCCTACGCCTGATGCTGAAGACGGCCCAGGTCTTCTTGAAGGTATTTCTAATGTTATTGAAAAAGGAAAAAGTATAGGACAAAATTTATTAAATAAGGCAGGGGAGCTAATTAATTTTGATAATGATTTAGTTGAAAGTACTGTAAATAAAAGTAAACAAGTTTATAATGAATCAAAAGAAAATTTAAGTGCTATAGCTGAAGACCTTGAAGATATAGCAGATGATACGTACAATAATCAATTACTGAGAGCTAGAAATATTAAAAAAACTGTGCATAATCTTACTGAACAAGTTTCACAAGGAGCACAAAGTGAATTTGAGAACTTTAAAAATAAATTAAATGATAATTTTTTAAATAAAACTCTTCTTCCATTTATTAATAGAACTGTTCCCTGGGGAGATGTAGATGATAGTACTAAGAAAATTATAGAAGATCCTAACTCAACAACTGAGACATTAACTGATAACGATAAAAGTAATCTCTTTACATTATTTCAAGACAAGGTTATTCCTAAGATTAATCAGATGAGTCAGAGTGTGCAAGAGTATATTGGAGAGACTAAAGAAAACATTATGGAACAGGTACCGTCTTCTAAGCGAGAATTTTTAAATGATGATTTATACCCTATGGTAAGAGATAAATTTTTTGGAGTCTTACCTCGTCCTATTCGTCAAATGTTAGTTCAACGAGCTAATATTGATGGTGAGACTATGACCGATGATGAGAAGTTAGGATTATATATGGCATATAAAAATTCAGTAAAAAGAGGAGATAATATGGTTAAATATCAAGATTATGGTAGCGATAGAGATTTATGGAAACAATTTCAAGGAGGTGAGGAGAATTTATTTGATGCTGCAAAACATTATTATGACGCTTCAGATGTAGATAGAGGAGCTTACAATATGATGATGACAATCGGAGGAGAAGGATTTAGAGAAGAAGATGGTAATATTATATTTGATAAAGGTCATTATGACTTTAATAAAAAGGGTGTAGATACTTATGAAGAAACAGACAATATTAGTAGTTATGGTAAATTAAGAAACTGGATGAGTGATGTAGGTGTTACTGAAGATGATCCTAATAGAGCATCTATAAATATTAGTTTAAATAGACAGGAAATGGAAGATCAATTAAGACAGAAAGAAGAAGCAAATAAAGCTAAAGCTAGTGCAAACGCTCCTTTTATTTATCAAAATATTCCTCAAAATATTATACCTTTGTTAATGAAAGGAAGACAATTTGTAAATAATATTACTGCTGCCCCATCTCAGCCTCCTCAGCAATTAAGGCGAGGAGGAGTAAGAAGAAAGACCCCAATAGAGAATAAATAATGCCTAACTTAAAAAAATATCTAAGGCCTGTTGTAATTTATGAGGACGCTCCAGTTATGGAATTGCCTGATATAACTACAATACTTAATAGTAATAAGTTTAAAAATGGAGGCGTAAGAAAATTTAATACTGGAGGGTTTGAAACTGACCCCATCGACCCAGCTGGAGAAACTGTAGAATTAAGTGAGAACGATAAAGCATGGCATACGTTTATAGATAATAATCCTGATTATACATTTCAGGACCATTCTTATGATCAGAAATATGTTCTAGGAAATAATGGGCAGTGGATAATGAATCCTTCGAACCTAAGAGAAGTTCCTGTCTTTGGGGAAGGTGAAGACGCTTCTAACTTTGATTACGAGAAGTATACATCAGATTTAGCAACACAAGAAAATGCTGATTTAAAACAGCTAAATGAGTATGATGCGTATTGGAGATCAGAGCAGAAAAGAATGGAAGGGGCCGCAACACTACATCCTTCAAATCCAGATTGGAATCCAGGATTAAGAGTAGGGCCTTACTCAGTAACCCAAGGTATGGAACAGGATAGATTAAACTCTATGCCTTCTCACCATCCAAGTTATAACCAAGATAAAGTTTCTAGTTATAACCAATATTACTCAGACCTAGTAGATAAGCAACATACACAACGAAGGATAGGGCAGGAAAGTATGGATAAAATAAATACATTTACAGGTAATCTATATAAAAGTCTTGCAGACCCTTTTATTAATGCCCCAGCAAGACTCGTTACTTATGGACTAAATGAAGCGTTTGGAGATGGTACAGAAACAGTTGACTTGAGATCTCCAATGTTTAGAGGAGGCAGTATGGATGAGTCTGGAAGTTTGCAAGATTACAACCCAGGCAGTGATGAGGTTATTCCTGGGCATGAGAATAGAAACTCCTTTGCTAATGGGGCAATAAGGATGTTTACTGATCCTTATACTTTCGTAGGAGGAGGAGCTGGATATAAACAATTACCTAAAATACTACAAAAAGGACTTAAAGATGCGCCTAAAAATATTGCTAATTCTACCTATAAGACACTAAAAAACTCATTAAAGGAAAATGCAAGTAAAACAGTAAAGGGAGTACAACAGATAACTAATAACAAGCAAGCATATTCATATCTGAACCCTTTGACTAGAACTGTAACTGGTCTTGGTAATTCACTGTACTATTCTGGTAAAACTGCTATGCTTCCATATGCAGCAGCATCAGTTGGTGATTTTGCGAATAGAGGATTATTCAGTAAAGAGGGTGTAACATGGCAAGATGCTCAAGATACTAGTTTTGATTTGTTAGACGCAAGGATACCATTTTCTTCTATGGTCAGAGACGGATATAAAGGAGCTATGAGAGATTATCAAGAAGGACAATTTATGTCTAGTAAGGGAATACCTTATTATGCAAGCGCGTTCACTCAAAGTAAAAACCCTTATAGTTTGTTAGCTAATGCTACAGCTAAAGGATACAGAACGTTAAATTCTTATATTAACGATTATTCTGGAGATGGAGAGTACGATGCAGCAAATCCTACAAGACTGCCTTATTTTAATAACAATGATAGTGGTCTTGATAGCTTAGGAAACGAAATAATAACGGAATAAGATGAATATAAAAGATAATAAGTGTTATATAATAAAGAGTATATTAAAATTAACAAAAAGGATAAAACTAACTAAATAATTAATTAAATTTGCAACTATGGAAAACCCAAATGAGAAGCTAAACCTGGACGATATTACCTTTGATGATTTTATCGGAGAAGGAGTAAACGTAACCGAAGAACAAGAAGTAAAAGATGAGCCTAAAGATGAACTTCAAGAAGATGTAGAAAAAAAAGAAGATTCTTTAGAAGGACTTGAAGAGACTTCAATAGAAGCTGTTTCAGAAACTGAAGATAAAGAAGAGAAAGAAGAGGAAGAAGAAGTTAATGAAGAAGATGAGAGTGACGACGAAACTACTATAGATGAAAGTACAGTTGTTGGAGAAGTATTATCAAAACTTGGCTATGAATTTGAAGAGAAGTTTGAAGATACTCCTGATGGATTAACAAAAATGACACAAGCAGTTTCAGAAAAAATGTCAGAAGATAAAATGAATGAAATGTTTGAATCATTTCCTTTAATTAAACAACACTTAGAGTATGTATTAAGTGGGGGAGATTCTCAACAATTTATGTCTGCCTATTCTCCAACTCAAGATTATGGTAAAATAACTTTAAATGAAAAAGATTCTGCTATGCAAAAAGCAATTTTAGTAGAATACTTTAGAAAGAAAGGACATGAAGATACTTTTATTTCTGAGTTATTAGGTGATTATAATGACGGCGATAAATTATATAGTAAAGCTCAGCAAGCTAAAGAGGCTTTAACTAAATTACAAACCTCAGAACGCGCACAAATGATGGAAAAACAAAAAAAGGTACAAGAAGACCAAATGAAAGAGCAAAAAGATATGTGGGATGAAGTTTATAATAAGGTAGATACTGCAGACAAATTTGCTGGTCTTGATGTCCCAACAAAAGAAAAGAAAAAATTCTTTAAGTATATATCTACTCCTATAACAAAGGAAGGATACACACAAAGAGATATGGACCATATGAATGCAGACATGGATATTAAATTAGCTATGGACTGGATGATGTATAATGGTTTTGATCTTAGTAAAGTAATAGATACAAAAGCTAAAACTAAAAGCGTACAAACTTTAAAAAATAGAATAACTAGTCATCAAGATAAAGTTAAATCTACAAGAAGTAAGTCTGCTAAAAGTAGAGGTTTCGATATAGACTCTTTGGATCTGAGTCTTTAAAAAAGGTCCGTTAACTTAAAAATAAATAAATAAATTATGCAAGTATTAAAAACGTTTTATAACGATCAGCAAATGACAGACTCAAATAGTCTAGCAAATGCGTTGATGGAAAAGCCAACTGAGCTTTCCCCAGTTATTACGCACTTAGCAGGTAAAGAAGATCGAAGATTTCCTTTAACTATGCTTACTGAGGGCGTCGGTAACACAAAATCGATTGACAGATACGAATACGAGTATAGAGTGAAGACTCACGAGGTTAATATCCGTCCAGTTGTTTCGAGTACGGGATTAGGTCTTGGTGGGGCTCCTTTTAAACTTGTTTTCCCTGACAAATGGTTTATTTTCCCTTATACATTAATTTCTGAACAAGGTACTCAGGCAAGAATTATGTCTGCTCCTGTACAGAATGGAAGTAATTGGGAATACACTTTACAATTAATTGATCCAGATGCTACAGCTTCTTTAGTTGCTAGTGAAACAGCAGCAGGTGCTATGTGGGCTCAATTATATGCTAATGTTGGATTAGACTTCTCTAGAGGTAACGCTTCTAATTGGTCAACTCCTGGATTAGTAAGAAACAAAATTGGAACTGTTCGTAAGTCTTACCACTTTGCTGGTAATGCTAAAGATTATGTAGCTGAATTTTCTCTTCCAACAAAAGGAGGAAAAACTACTAAACTTTGGATGGACTATGAAGAGTACCAACACATGTTAAGATTTAAGGAAGAATGTGAAATGCTTTATTGGTATGGTGAGAAAACTTATGATTCTAATGGTGTAACTTCTATGAAAGATGAAAACGGTCAACCTGTTATCACTGGACCTGGATTATTACAACAAATCATCAATAAAGATACATATTCAACTTTAACTGAAGCAAAATTAAAAAATGTAATCGGTGACTTATTCTACGGAATGACTGACGCGTCTAATAAACAAGTAACATTGTATACTGGAATCGGAGGTGCTAGAGAATTTGATGACGCATTGAAAAATTATCAAGGTGGGTTTACTCACTCAAATTCAGGTGCTGGTGCAAACTGGACTGTAAATGCTGATAATAAATTCATTACGGGATCAGGTAGATCTTTAGGAATGACTGGTTACTTTACAAGTTATGATCATATTGATGGACACAGAGTAAATGTTGTGAAAGTTCCTATGTTTGATCATGGACCAGTTGCACAAGCTCGTGCTAAACATCCTGTTACTGGATACTCTATGGAGTCTTACAGAATGGTGTTTGTTGATCAATCAAATTATGATGGTCAAGCGAATGTGCAAATGATTAACAAAAAAGGTCGTGAGTATTTAAGATGGGCAGTTTCAGGGTCTGTTGCTCCTAAAGGATTTGATCAATCAGATTCTAGAGCGTCAGATATTGATGGTGCATCTGTACATATGCTTAAGACTGCAGGTATAGTGTTGAGACGTTTCGACACTAGTTTGGATCTAAGTTGCGTTGCAGTTTAGTCTATTATTTAGTTTCCTTGGTATTGGGGTTGGGGCTTTTGCTCCGCCCCTAAATACCTTTTTTAACCGGGGAGTTATTCTTTACACCCACCTAATTTAAACTTTAAAAGAACGATATTATGAAAAAAACAGTAACATTAAGAAGAAAAGAACTTATGAATCATTTACCTAAAGAAGTTAGAGTAACTGCTAAATCTCGTTTAGGTAGTGTATTTGTAGGAAGACAACCTTTAAAAGGTGTGTCAGGCGAAGTAGAAAAAACATTGCTTAATGGAGTACTAGATGTTGAACCAACACATAGTGATTGGCCAAGACATTCTAAGAAATTTTGGGCGGAAATGAGTATACAAGTTCCTTTTGAAGGAGTAACACTAGACGTGTCTTTAGCTGAAGACGGTAGTCCAGTAGCACTAGAGGATTATATTAAGTATACATTTATTAAAGCTCATCCACATGTAGCTAAAAGCAAAGAAGAAATGAAAGCAACTCAGCGTTTTTATGTACATGATGCTAATAGAGAAACCCTTAAGAAACATTTAACTATCCAAAAGAAAAAGGATGCAGATAAAGAGTTTATAAAGGTAACTTCGGATAAAACAAAAATGAAGAACGTCTTAAGAGTACTTACTCCGATTGATGGGACTAATCCGGATAAATTAAATAATATACAAGCAGAAAATGCTTTATATGAATTAAAAGAGAAAGATCCTTCAAAATTTATCAAAGTAGCAACTGATAAAAATTTAGATATGATTGCAGAAATTAATGAGTTAATATCTGCAGAAGTACTTAGAAAAATAGGTAATCAAATAATATATATGGATGATGTCATTGGAGAAGATATGGATGACTCTGTTGTTTATTTGAAAAATAAGAAGAATTCTGGTGTACTTACTACACTAAGAGCAAAACTTAAAGAATTAGTATAATATGACAACCGCAGAAATGCATATAGCAATTAACTTGGGGGTGCAAAAAATTGCATCTTTCCAAGTTGATTTGCTTTTAACTACCGAGATAGATCTTGAAATTAATAAAAATATATCAAGATTTATTAAAAGTAGATATAATGCTCTAGGAAATAAATATTCAAAAGGGTTTGAAGAGTCTCAGAAAAGAATAGACGATTTAAGAACTTTGATTGTTGAAGCGTCAGAAGCAACAGTTTTTAAGGGACAGATAGATGAAAACTCTTTTATAGATACAGCTGCATTACCTATAGGGAGTGGTGCTGCGGGTGATTATATGTTCTTATTAAATGTTAGAGCGCTAGTTTCTTATAGGAATTGCCAACCTATAGATTATACATATGAGTATGAACTAGACCAGTGTGAATGTAGTTTTCAACCTCTTGTTCTTGTTAACCCTAATTTATGTGAAGATGCGGGTAATGAGTGGGTTTGTACTTATAATCAATCTCCAAATAGAATAATGGGAAATTATCAGGTAGATTCTGATGGAGACTTTATATATAATAATCTTGGAGAATTAACATTAATAAATACTACACATACAAATACAGGATCTAAATGTAAGTTTGCACAATTAGATGATATTTATACACTATTAGATGATCCTTTTAATAATACCAGTTACAAACAGCCGCTATATACAGTGGTAAATGATAACTTAGACTTCTATACGGATGAGACATTTTTAATAAGTAAAGTTAAATTTACTTATCTAGCACATCCTGCAGTAGTAAGCAATAGCACGGATTGCGATTTACCTGAACATACTCATCAAGAAATTGTAGATATGACAGTGAATAGTATCCTAGAGGGAATTTCAGATCCTCGGTACCAAACTAATCAAATTGAGGTACACAAATCTGAATAAATTATTAATTGATAAAAATATAAAATTATGTCAAAATTAACATTCATTTCAAACACAGAGGCTCATATTGCATCAGGTGCTATTACGGCAGCGGCAGCAGGAACAACTGGGTTTTGGGACCTAGGTGCATCAGACTGGCAAGGTGCAGCACCTTTATTAGCAACAGATACGGTACAAGTAGTACAAGGAAGAGGAGCAGCCGCTTATCCAATTTTTAGTCAGATATTTACAATGTCAGGTGTAGTTGCTACATACACACCTTACGTTAGAGCGGTAAAACAAGTTAACACTATTACAGTAATTGCTGTACCAGGAGCGGGAACTATTCACTCTTTTAAATTAGTTAGACGTGCTACAGATATTGGGTACGACAAAGTAATTAATGGAGGATCTAGCGATTTTTCTTATACAGATAAAATTGTAACTGTTGAGCATGTAGAAGAAGTTGGTGATACTATTGCTACAGTATGTGATAAGTTAGAGGCAGCTGCAAACAAACTAGGACCTTCTTATGGGTTTGTTGCTACTTCAAGTGCTACAACTGTTATAATTACAGCTGCAGAATTTGGTCACGACTTTGATTGCGTAAACTTTGCAGGAGTTTCAGCTAATACATTAGCAGTAACTGCTAGAGTAGAGGGATCAGGTAACTACCACCAAGTTCTTTCTGCAGAGAAAGCGACTCAAGCTATGCATGGATATCACGGAAGAGCAGGATCATTCCTAAATACTCCAGACACTTATACAAGCGCTGCTATTGCACCAGTTGCAACTTCAGCTACACTTGGTTATGATGCTATAACTTTAGTAATTCCAAATAGTACTTCTGGAAATGCTGCTAGCGATGCTAGTGCTAGTACAGCGTTAACGATTTACTTTGACGGTGTAGATGCAAACATGGACAACTTTAAAGATATGTTTGTTCTTACAGCTGGAACAGCTAAAACAATCATATACTAAATTAACATTGAAAGAAGGGGGTGTAAAATCCCCCTACTTTTTTTAACTTTAAAACTTATAACAAATGGCTTTAGAAGTAGCTTTATCCTCAGATTGTAAAACCCTCACTGTTAGTGGAGGGACTGCAAATGCAGATGTAGAAATTTATATTAATGAAGTGCCATGTCCTATGATTGCGCCTCCTGGTGCTATCAATCCTGTGACAGGAATTATTAATTCTAGTTCTATAAATCAAGACGTCGAAACATTAGACGGAACAGGTAGTTTAGTAGTAACATATATTAATATACCTTGTTCAACTACAGAACAACTGAATGGAGTAATTAAAGTTCTTGTAACTGAACCTTCTGGAAGTGTAACTCTAGGAACAGTAGGTCTATGCGCGTTAAATTGCTGCTTAGCTAAGAAAGTTAAAGATTTACTAGAATGCAAATGTAAAGAGTGTATAGAGTGTACATCATTACTAAATGATGTTACATTAATATATTTATTTATGCAAGGCATGCAAGTTAACATTGCTGGATGTGTACAAACTAATGCGTTGTATATCAAAACTACAGATGAATATAATAAAGCTGTAGAATTATGTGGATTAGAAAATTGTAATTGTAATTGTTAAAAAATAACTTATGCCTGTAACTCAACCTAATTCTGCTCTTACTCAAAGCTCAAGCTCTCAACAGTTTGCTGAGTATAACGGGTTTAGCTTAGCTGTAAATTTTACAAACGTAGGTAATGACTATGGTGATGCTCCAGTATCACCTTACGACTATGTTGTTAATAAAGACTTAGATTATTTTAAACCTTATTATCATGGTACAGTAGACACTCCCGGAGAAGTAGGAGTTCTTATGCCTCAATTTATTATTGTAAGTATTTATAATGCTGAGCCATGGCTAGAAAGTAAAATAAATCAAGGACATGTTAGATTTAAATTTAGGCCTCAACCTCAATATGGTAATTACCCTTTTACTCCAGCTGGTTGGGATCCGGCTACTCATGCTACAATAGCTGACGGTCTATGTATACCTGTTGATGATAATTATTTTGGTGCAGGAGGAGGAAATCCATGGTCGGACGAGATGTTTAATCAATCTGTAAATGGTTCAGGAATACCAGGAAATGAGTTATTAGCTACGCAGTTGCATCCAGGAGTACGTAATAGCTGGAATACTACTGCAAAAACTTGGGCTAAGCACCATACATTTATGTCTAAGACTCCTGCTATGCCTACTCTACTGTCTACAAGTTCTGGGTTTAATGGAACGAATGATGAACCAAAATATTTAGATTTACAAATACAAATATGGGACAATTTTAACATGTCGTGGGGAGGAATTCCAACTTCTAATGCATGGGCACAACAATTTGTATCTGTTAATAATGATAATAAAGATCAACTTTATATTAATGAGGGATATGAAGATCCTCCACATAAAGCGTTATATTTTTTTAAAGCTGATATAAGTAATAAAGGATGGTTACCAGCAGGAGATAGTCTTACGCATGGAAATAATATTTTTACTACCGCTATAGATGATTTTTTTATACCGGCTCTTAATGGAGAACTTAATCAATCATCTCCTGGAAGTAGTTGCCATATTGATGATTCTAGAAATTACAGTTTTGCCGGGTGGGCAAAATCTAACTGTATAAAGTATGATATTGGTGCTCTTGACATGGGACATAATGGTCGATTAGGAGGTAGTCAATCCGGAGGTATAGTTTACACAACTGGAACTGGAGCTCTTACTTTTTCAACAAATATGTTAGGAGCTGAATCTGCATACAATCCTACATTTACTGGGACTAACGCTAATTTTATTAGTAATAATACTACAACTAATAGTCTTCATCATATAGACATTGATGAATTTTATGTATACCAAGAAATTTCTCCTTCTATGATTCAGGATTGGCAGTTCCCTGCTAATGAGGCTGCGGGTAATCTTCAATTTGAAAGTGGTAGAGTATTATATATCTCTCCACACTGTCCTAGTCACACTGAATGGCAAACTCTGCTTGCGTACTTTGCAATTGTACCTGCTCCTACACCAACTGGGATGGAAGAAGTAGGATTAAGAACTAGAGCAGGTAATTTTAAGAATTACGAATATTTGTATTTAGGGGGACCGTGGGGGAGTCCGTATGTATCTGCTACTACAACTGGATCGTATATTTGGGATGCGAGCTCTAGTACTTTGGCTCCTGGTACTTTCAGTAATTGGAAAATTCAAGATCCAAAATCTTTATGTGCAGATACTCTAAAAAATCATAAGGCTTTATACGCTGTTGACTTACATAATTTTAATTTCTCTTGTAATGATCAGACATGCAATTCAAATGGAAGTGTTCTAATTGAATTTACATGGAATTATTCAGCAGATTGGGCCTCACTTGGACCTCAAACTTGGGATATTCCAATAACCTTTAGAATATATGATGGTGCTACTTATCAGTATGCTACTACTAATATTACTGACACTACTTCATTTGGTCCAATAAGTTTTACTTATAATGTTAATCCTGGATCATATACTTTAATTTCGTGTGCAGTAGGGCCAGTAATGTCTAATGAATATTATAATGCTAACGCTTCTCAAGTATTTCATAACGCTGTAGGGCAAATAGAATCTTCAGCATATACTTTTGATAGCCGTACCCCTTGCGTAGTTGGCGTTGCTTCTTTTACTCCTACTCCTGCAATTACAATTACAGATGTAACATGTAATGGAGGTAGTGACGGACAGATTACAGTTGACGTTTCTGGTGCAGGATTTGCAGCAGGTAATGTTACTATTGATTGTACTCCAGGAGCATTTGGTTCTGGGTCTTTAACAGGGTCTACTACTAGTACTCATACTTTTAGTTCATTAACTACCGGAAATCATACTTTAATTTTTACAGACTCTGACGGCTGCGTATTTACTATAATAGTTAATGTTAATCAGCCTTCATCTTTACTGGTATGTAGTGCAGTTGTAAATCAGTTTGGAACGTGCATTTCTGCTTCACAAATTGTAGTTACAGATACTTCAGGTGTTGGTGTTTCACCTTACTCGTGTGTATTTACTGACCCTTTTGGTAATGTCGGTACAAGTACAGGATTCAGTAGTGTTACTCAACTTATGGCTATGCCTGGAATTTGGACATATATAATGTCTGATAGTACTGGATGTAATTCGTGCGGAGGTACCGTAACTGTTCCAGTACAACCTTCTACAGGTCTTGTTTGTATAACTACTTCTATTAATCCAACAACTGCTGTAGCTCTTGATGGACAATTCTCTATTGCGATGGACTACGTTCCGTCTGTATTCCCTCTAGGATGTAGTTTAATTCAAGGTCAGCCAAATATATCTTGGACAACAACTGCTTCTACAGGTCTAACTAGTGGTTCAGACCTCACATGTGGACCTTGGCCTGGGCCAGGAGTTGGACCACCTCCAGGAGTACCTATAACATTTACTGGTTTAGCGCCTGGAACTATTACTATTACTTCTACTTATTTTGGGCCTGCACATCTATATAACATGTGTACTGAAATTTGTACTGTTGTATTGACTGCTCCATCTGTTTTAACTATAACAGCTCATACTGCTGTAGATGATTTATGTAGTGCTCCTGCAAATTCAGGAGAGATAACAATTGATACAGTAACTGGAGGATCTTCTGCAGGATTTGCTTATTATGAATACACTATGTGTACTGATGCTGGAATGAGCACAGGATGTTTAGCTCCTCAACAAAATAATACATTCAGTAATCTATCTCCTGGAAATTATTACTTTACAGTATCAGACTGGTTTAATCCAGGGCCTATTATAGGGCAAACTTCAGCTGTTTATGGTCCTATTACAATAGCTCCACCAGGTGGGCCTACGTGGACTGTAACTGCAAATCATCCAACTTGTGCAGGAGTTTGTGATGGATCTTTTACAGAAGTTACAACAGGTGGAACAGCTCCTTATTTATATTATTTTTGGGATTCAGGAGGTTCTGTATGGATGCCTCCAGGAGGCTCTACTTGGGCATCTCTATCGCCTCACAGTTTATGTGAGAATGTTATTCTCCCTTATACATATCAAGTTGTTGATGCTGCAGGATGTGCAGTTGAAGTTGATATGTACTTAGTCGATCCTCCAGTATTAACTCCTGGCACACTTACAGCTACAGACGCAACGTGTGGATTAAATAATGATGGGACAATAGCACTTACAGCATGGTCAGGAGGTTCAGGAGCCCCTTATACTTATGTATTAACAATCTTTCCAGCCGCTGTTGTTTTAGTGACTCAAACATCTACAGCTACATTTACAGGTTTAGCTGCAAGTACTTATACAGTTACCGCTACAGATTCCGGAGGATGTGAAGCTCCTCCAGTAACAATTGTTGTAGACTCAACTGCACTTACACTTGTAACTAGTAAAAGTGATGTATCATGTACTTTCCCGCCTACTAATGATGGATCTATTAATTTAACAGTAAGTGGAGGAGCACCTGCATATACATATGCTTGGACAGGGCCAGGAGGACCTTATACTACTGAAGACTTAAGTAGTTTAGTTGTTGGAACATATGTTGTAATAGTAACAGATTCTAACGGATGTACAGGAACTGCTAGTGTAGATATATTAGCAAGTGCAGATACTTTAGAGAATTTAACTTTAACTACAGTAGCATCTGCATGTCCAGGAGGATGTGGGGGTATTTATGTAGATGTTGACGGAGGAGACTTTCCTTTATATGTAGAAATATCTGATGATGGGGGAGCTACATTTGACAGAGTAGCTCAAAGTGCAAGTAGTCCTGCTACAGCTTTTAATGAGAATGCTCCAGCTCCAGCCTTTGGAGCAGTAGGTATACTTATTGATAGTTTAAATTACTTTAAAGCTACTACAGCAAATAGATTTTGTTTTACTAGTAATACTAATTATATATTTAGAACTTTAAGTGTAGCAAATGGATGTTATTCATATGATACTCCTATTACACCAGTTATAGCAGCTTATATTCCAATGACTTTTGACGAAACAATAGTGCAACCTGACTGTTGTAGTTGTAATAATATTTCGTGTGCTGGAAGTATTAATGTAGTAATTAATAATGGAGTACCAATTGCTCAAGGAGCTGGAGGTTCTCCAGGAACATTATCATTTGATTGGACATTAGTTCATGATGGTATAAATATAACAAGTGTTGTTGCATATGCAGTATCCTGTAATGGAGGCTGTACTGATGTAGAGTATAATGAACTAGATTTTACAGGGTTATATCCAGGAACATATGTATTTTCTTCAACAGATGATTGCGATATAACAGTGTCAGAAACTTGGACTTTAATAGATCCAAGAGTATATATTACAAATATAGTAGCAACAGATCAATTGTGTGCTAATGGATGTGATGACGGAACAATAACAGTTACTGCAACAGGAGGAAGTAGCGGTACTTTACAATATTCTATTGATGACGGACTTACTTGGCACGTCTCTAATGTATTTACAGGCGTAGGAGCAGGTACTTGGAGAGTGTGGGCAAGAGACCCAATGTGTGCAACTCAAATATTATTTGATCCTACAGACAATGTATTAACAGGAGCTAATGGATGTTATAGTGATTATATTTCTGGGCTATGGCCTACAGGAACATCAATACAAGTAGGTGCAACTTCAAGTTTAGATTTACAACATATTTCTACAATTCATAATTCTTTACCTGGATCAACAGATGGACAAATAGATGTAAATATAACAGCAGGAACAGCTCCATATGAAATATCAGTAATTGCTTCTGGAACCTCAACTCCGTTTGACTCTTGTACATCACAAACTGCTACGACGCTTACAGCAGGATTGAATCAATATATTAATATAAATGGAGCTCCTGTAGATGTTTCTGGGATAACGACTTTAGCTGCTAACGGGCCAGTAATAATAGATAATTTATCAGTTGCACAAGATTATAGTAACACGGCTTTATTTGCATGGTACAGAATAACTGTAAAAGATTCAACTGGATGTTTTTCTTCAATAGAAGTAGAAATCGATAATGGTACTCTTGGTATAATAGGTATATATGCTGCTACTAACTGTGAGTGCGCCTGCCCTGAAGGATATGCTTTAATTACTCCTCCGCCTGCTTCTGGATTACCCTGCGCAGGAGAAGTAGACGTAGCTCCAATAGACCATGGTCCAATGCTTACTACTTATAGTATTCAACAATTTGGAAGTGCTAATGTATATACTCCAGTCTATGGAACCCCTAATGGAGGAGTATTATATGTAGATAGCACATCTGGAAGTGCCTCTACTTTTGTTTCTGCTGCAGATACTTATTATAAAGGAGCAGGATGTGGATCTGCATTTCCTTATAACATGTGTTTTTCAGGAACTACTTCTGTATTAATACCAGCTCTTGATAGTAATGCTAACGTAGTTCAATATGGAACTATTTTTAATACAAGATTACTTGATATAGGAGTATGGCTACAACAAGGCCCTTCTGTTCCTGCTCTTCCAGTAAATACTTGGATTGGTATACCTATAGAAGTTGATTTTGCTAGTAATACTAGTTGTATATTAGGTATATCTGCACATGGAAATTATAGAGTTAGTATAGATTGCGCATTACTTATAACATCAGAAAGTATTGGAGGAGCACAAACGTTTGCTGTAGAGACTAATAATATTAATGAGTACTCCATGTTCCCTTTTGCTATTTCCTCTGGAAAACATACCATCCTTATTGAAGTTAAAAACTCTACAAGTAATGTAGCGAATCAACCTGCGGGACTAGCGTTTGATTTATTTCAAGGAGAATTATCAAGTGGTTTATCAGTAACAAGTGTATTTTCAACAGCTACGCTTCAAAGTACATTAGATGTATATCACTTAGCAGACGTAAATGGAAAACCAATAACTAGTTTTGATAAGACAAATGCAAATTACGATCATCAGTTTAGAATAGGAACAAGTCCTTCTAGCGGATATGAGTGCACTAGTGGATGCGTAAAGATTAATGGCGGAGTTATTACATGTTTAAGCGACGACACAGCAGAGTGTGATTTACCAATTAATTGTCCAGAGTATTTATCAGACTTAGTAGAATGTGTAGGTACTTTATCAAATGAAGTATATGCAAAAATGGTTGCAGGCTTACTAAGCAATAACTTAGAGATTAAAGATATATGGATGGTTATGATTATGAAGTATTTAATTACTAATTTAAATCCTTGTATAACAATGCAAGATTTACTATCTTGGACAAAATTTTTAGAAGACATTTGTCCAGATTGTGAAGCGGCTACACCATTACCTGGTATAGATCCAGATCAAGGGTCTCCATTTGGAGGTTCGGGTACAACAGAATATGACTTTTAAAATTAAAAAAAATGGCAAATATAAGAAAACTATCAACTAAAAAATTAAAAGAATTAGCGCTAACAAATAATTTTTTATATGTAAACAATTTAGCTACAGCGGTTGAGAGTAAAGTAGCGCTCTCTGAACTAGTTCCTACAGCGACGTCTTTAGGGATAGGAGCATCTATATATCAAGGATCAGTAGGAAATAATTTAAACTTTAGAAGTTTAATAAGTCAATCTTCTATTATAGCAATTGGTATTAATACAAATGATTATTCTATAACTTTAGATATAAATTCTGGCAGTATTGATTTAAGTTCATGTAGTAATACAACTTCTTTGTTTTTAAGCACTGTAGATTTAGCGGCAAATGTAGGAGCTACTATACTACCAGTAGCTAATGGAGGTACTGGTATTGGAACTTTAGCTGATGGAGGAATATTATTAGGGAGTGGGACAGGAGCTATTACAGCCATGGCAGCACTAGCTAAAGGTTCTATTATAGTTGGAGACGGTGCAACTGATCCTGTAGCTTTACCGGTAGGTACAAATGGTTATCTATTAACAGCAGACTCTGGACAAGCTTCCGGCGTAGGATGGACAGCTGCAGGAGCAGCAGATAATTTAGGTAATCATACTGCTACTACTGTTTTAAATATGGCAGGTAATAATATTAATACTGGCTCAGGTACAATAAACTATACAGGTGCAGCTGTTTTAGGGTTATCATTTGACTCAAGTAATAGAGGGCATTTTATTCCAACTGGGGCTACAGCTACGGGAGGAACAGGAGCTTTAAACGTATCTGGAGATTTAACTTTAAAAGGAGATAGTGCTAGATCTATTAGTGTGCTAGCGCCAGCTAGTGGGACAGGTTCTTTATTTCAAATAAATGGATCTAATGCAGGAACAACTTCATCGGATGGAGGATCAATTGTACTAAAACCGGGATCAACTACAACTGGTACAGGAGGGGATTGTAGGTTGTATGGAGGAAAATCAAGTGATGCTGCTGATGGAGATATTACATTGTATAGCGGCACCACTGCTGATACTTCGTTCCCAATATTAAGAGTGACTCCTACGAATAGAGTTTCAATACAAAATAGCGCAGGAGAATTAACACCATTAGCATTATTAGATGCTGTACAGACAGAAGTTGCTGCAGCTATACCAGTATTAAGACTAGAGCAAAGAGATGTTGATTATCCTTTTATGAGATATCAAGGGACTTCAGCAGCAGACAGTACAACAAATATATCTACATCTACCGCTACTGCGGCAGCAAAAGTTGGAGCTGTAAAAGTTCAACTTAATGTAGGAGGAGAAACACTGAACGCTTGGATACGTGTATGGGCGTCAGCAGTATAAAAAGGAAAACAACTAAATAATAATTAAATAATAACAAAAATGACAACAACAGTTTTAGAGCACCCAAACACAACAACATTAATGGAATCTTATAAATATGCAGATTTAGCAGATTTATTACAAGGTTTAATAGATGTACAAGATTTAAAAGGAGTTAAGTTTGCTTTACAAATATCTAAGAATACCAGATTAATTAAAGCTGAGCTATTAGAGCTGGAAGAAGCTGCAAGACCTGATGAAGATTTTATAGCTCTAGCTACTAAAGTTCAATCTGTTGAAGCTTCAGAATTAACTCCAGAAGAAAAACAAGAAGCGGTAGCTAAAATAGAAGAAGAAAATGCAGAATTAGTACAAAAAAGAAAAGATCAAATACGTGAGTTTCAAGCAATGATGGCAGACACAACTGAACTTTCTTTATTTAAAATTTCAGAAAAGCATTTACCAGGAGATATTACTGCTAAACAATTAAATGATATTAGTTTAATAATAAAAGAATAAAACTATGGGACATAGCACAAAAGGAAATAGGTTTCCAGATAATTTAGTAAAAAAGCCTACAGATATAAGAACCAACGAAGAGCAGCTATTAAATGCTCCGTATGGACAACAAGGGGCAGTACTTCTTTGTGAGACTTCTCCTATAAAAGGAAATCTTCAAGGGCAAGTAAGAGGAGATTTTTATTGTATAATAGCAATCAGAGATGATGTAATGTTACAAGCTGGGCATACAGAAGTTAATTGGGATGAAAATCCAGATGGAGTAGTTGTTGGGCAAGGAGCAGGAGCTCAACCTAATACGTGGACTGAAGATTTTATGATGCCTGTAGGATTACCATTTTACGGTAATTTTACGGCAGTGTCTTTAAAAACAGTTACAGGTGAAGTAGCAGGAGCTCCAAAATTAATAGCATATTATAAGTAATGGGAATAACACAAAATGCATTAGGAATAAGTCTTGTAAGGTTGCGATCACATGTGGTTGCAGCCTTGGGTACTTTTCCTCATTATCCTGATTGCTTTTTTGAGCATACATTATTAGCAGATGAATTAATGCCTCAATTAACAATCGTAGATTTTTGTGATACTTTTGATTTAGACGCTTTAGGTGATATAATGCCAGAAGTTAATCCATATCCGTCCGGACATTTTGATACAGATGCTAATGATGATATACAACCAGAACCATACTAAAATAATAAGATATGCCAACAAAAAAATTAGTACCAAGAGATAATAATGAAGGAGGTTTAGGAACTGCCCTTAAAACGTGGGGAGCGTCATGGTTACAGAATTTAGTTATTACAAATTTACAGACTAGTACTTCAGCAAGTGTATTAGTAGAAACTGCTGGAGATATTGAAAAACGTGCAGCTACTAGTTTCTTGCCTAATTTAGAAAGTTTAGATGAGGGTGTTAGTTTAACAACTACTACTGAGTCTATAAATTACGTAGGGGCTGGTGTTACTACAACAGTTTCAGGTAATGATACAACAGTAACTATAACTGGATCACCTAATACTGTACTAGACACAGAACATACTGACTGCTTTGTAGGAATGTATGAAGCTGCCGCAGGAGCTTTAGACCCTAAAACTGATGAGCAACTCAGGTTTAATGCCCTTATTGGTAAGTTATATGTTGGAGGATCGCTGCCTACAACCAGTTTACATCTAGCAAATCAATCTATATACTCTGACAATGATCTTGTAATAGAAGCCGGTAATGTGTCGTCTGTTTCAATCAGCTCAGGAAGTGAGACGTTTTTTTATAATACAGGTTCTCAAACAGGACAGCTAGATATTAATGGTTTATGGATTAATCCTATTCCACTTGAGGCTGCCCCAACACATATAATTGTAGACAATGTTGCTAATCCAGGATTATTTAGTAAAATAGCAGTTACTGATTTTACTGCTACTACTCTGGCTGTTTTAGACACTGAAAATGCTGGATGCTTTGTAGGGCTCTATGAAGCTGCTACTGGAAATTTAGCCCCTAAAACAGATGAGGGATTAACATATAATGCTACCACAGGATCTGAAGTTCTTAGTATTGCAGGAGATATACTAATGGGAGATGGGACAAATCATGATGATGCTATTATCGATGTAAAAGTTAGTAATGTTGGTATTAATGGTAATCGACTTGTGTTAAATGCAGGAGATTCTGGAGCCGGTACAAACCTAGCTTGTGGAAATGTACAACTTACTACTGGTTTAGGTACAGGTACAGGTAATAATCCACTTATTGACTTCGTTGGGGCAAAACAAGTAGCTTCTGGAACAGGTGCGCATGCGGTTTGTTCGATAGGATTTCTTCAACATTTTGGAGATGGAGGCGCTGCGTCTTATAATCATTTTAGATTGGTTAGTCCTCTAGACGCAAACGATTTATTTGATATTGCTACTTATGCAGACGGAGTTACTGTAATTAAAACAGATGATAATGCAGGAGCTGAAGCTCATTTAGTTTTAGATTCAGATGGAGATACAAGTTTTAAGAAAACAGGTACTACATTAGCAACAGTTGAATCTTTAAGAACAGAGTCATTTTTACTAGCAGCTTCTGATGAGACAACATCTTTAGTTGTGGGAGTTAGGAAAGTTAGATTTAGAGTGCCTTATGCATTTACATTAACAGATGTAAGATTAGGCTGTAATGTAGCGCCTACAGGAGCAGCTCTTACAGTAGATATAAGTGATGATGGAACAAGTATTTTTGATGATGGTACTAATAATGGGGTTAGACCTACAATAGCTGCTTCTGCATTTACTTCTGTTGGAGGTACTGCACATGTTTTTGCAACAGGTGGTGGAGCAGCTACACCTACAGTTGCTATTGCAGACGACTCTGTTATAGGAGTAGATGTAGATGTAATAGGAAGTACAGTTGCAGGTGCAGGATTAAAAGTTACATTAATAGGATATAAAACAGTATAAGTATGATGAATTCTCATATGCCATATTACGCTCCACTTACTCAAGGTAATGATGGTTTGATGCTTTGGTTAAATCTAGATCCTGATTATAGAACTACATCTACTACTGTAAATGATTGGTTAAATTTTATGAAACCTTCTGAGATATTTTCTAATGCAAATACTGCAAGACAGCCTACAGATAACGGTACTCACCTAACATTTGATGGGGGCGATAATTTACAATGTAATGTAGATAGAGTTTTGACACCAGCCGGTGGAGGATGGACTGTATGTTCGAGATATACAGAAACTGATTGGACATCAAATTCTACTCTGGCAGCTGATAACGATAGTAATGACTCATTTATAAAAAATACAGGCAGTGGTCTATCAATAAAAGCAACTGGTACTAGTGGTACACAAACAAAGGGTTTAAACTTTGATACTCCCTCAGATCTTGTAGATGGTCAATATTATAATATAATGGTAACATGCAGTACTTCCGGACTCTTAACATGTTATATAGACGGAGTTGCTCAAAGTGCTACACCGCAGTTTGCTGATGATACTTATAATCTAACAATGTCAGAAGTAGGGGGGAAAAACGGAAATGCATGGATGATGGTAGGAAATATACAAGAAGTAATAGTGTGGCCTGCAGGAGCTGTATTAACTGCTTTACAAGCCGCAGACGTTAACACATATTTAAACAACAAATTTTAATAAATAAATAAAAAGACATGGCAAATTTAAAAATAAAAACAGTATTAACAAGTGGAACTCTTCTAGGTATTCCTTTAAATGTTACTAATGACCTTAATCTTAGTGGTAACGGAGCGGGTAAATCATATAGTAAATTTAAAACTCAAACAGCAACTGGTACTCCTATAGCATTACCTGCTAGCCCTTTTACAAGTACTAATAAAAGAGTATTTATATATATTAGAAATACTGCAGCAGACTCTACTAACTATATTAATCTTTGGATTAAGAATACTTTAACGGCATCAACATTAAACGCTACTTCTTGTAGTGGTTGTGGTGATTATACTCACTATATACAGATAGCACAAATTCCAGCATTAGGTGTAATTTTATTACCTTTTGCTGCACATGATACACTTTTTGCAGACGCAGCTGCAGGAACTCCAGAAATAGAGTACTTAATAATGGAAGAATAATATATGAAGAAGTTCTTAATATTTTTATTACTAGTATGTTCAACTAGTTTATATTCTCAGAATGTAGATTTTCAAGAGATGTTTAAAAAGCAATTGAAATTTTCTACGATTTATGGGGCTGTAAATGGAGGAACTTCTATTTCTGATGCTACATCGTTTTCAGTTACTTCAGGGCAACTGCAAGAAGATATAGTACAAACTCCTTATGACTATTCAGTTACATTCGGAATTAGAAAAATAGCTAGGTTTGGATATGAGAATAAAGCTAATACTTTTTATGATGGTACTGAAATATCTTGGTCAGATAATGCTACAGTAGGTAAAGTCGAAGGGTTTGAATATTTATTTGAAGTAGATTATTCTAGACAGCAAGGAATAGATTATATAAACCAACATCACTTTATTAGGTATAGTTCTGACGATGATTGTGTTGGTAAATTATGTATGAATGAGTTTGCTTTAAAGGTAGAATATTTAGAAGATGGATTTGCTGATATTAAATACTTTGAGTTATCAGAGAGATATAGAGTTAAGAAAGATAAGAACTTAGCATTTAGTGTAGGATTCGCACATAGGTTAGCAGAGCCTTATGGATATGACCCTTTAGAAGAATGGATATTAGATAATGGTAATCTACATTATACGTATTTAGCTATAATGGAAGGATATACAGTGGATGTATATGCAAATGAATATAAAGACCCTGACGGAAATGTAGTTGCCACTAATGCTGAAGTATGGGAAGAAAATGTAATACCTCAAGTATTATCAGATTATAGTAAAAAAAAGAGAGATGCTTTAAAAAATCAAATTCAACATTCACTTGTTATAGGATTTGATTATTATAAATATAGTAAGAAAACATGGCTGCATGCTTGGGGTAATTTATTACCTTATCATTATAATGATGGTAAAGAATTTTCATATCATAATTACATAGAAGATGATCAATGGTATGATTACTCAGGAGGATTAATATATGGAATAAAAGTAAACAGAAATTTAGGATACTTTGTAGAAGGTACTTATAATAAATATTGGAACAGAGAGTGGTACGGCTTTAAGTTAGGAATTAATTATATAATATTTTAAAAATAAAACAAATGAATTTTATAAACAGTTGGGCTAAAGGTAATAAAAAAGAAAAATATCAAATAGGCATAAGATTAGGCAGAATAACTGTCTTAGAAATTAAAGCATGTTTATTTTGCACTAAAGAGTGTAGTGCTAAAAGACTTAGAATTATAATATTGAATTTTGGATTTGAAGTATAATGGCTACAGTAAAAGATGAATTAATATTAATGGAACATAGAATGAATTCGATGGAACAGAAGTTAGATAAAATGGACGGTAAATTAGACATGTTGACTGAAAAACTATTAGATCCAGATTACGGTGTTACTGCGCGGGTAAATAGAAACACTACTCATCGTAAACTAATGAGTAAAGCTTTGTGGGTTATTTACGTAGTTGTAATTGGACTAGTTATTAAACTTATATGGAATGGCTAAAGAATTAAACGAGGATACTACATTTAAAATGAGTATCAAGACAATGGGTATGATAGCAGCTGGTATAGTTGTTGTTGTAGGTGGATGGTATTCTCTTATGCAAGAGATACAAGAAGCTAAAGAAACGCCAACTCCAATTACTATTGAAGATATAATAAAGCAGATACCAGAAGCTGAAATTACAAGAATGGAGTTTGACATGAAAGATCAAATGATTAGAGCTACAATCATGGAGACAAAGAAAGATGTAGACGAAATGAAAAAGACTCTTGAGAGAATAGAGGATAAAGTTTATAACAGATGAAAGACAAGATTACATGGAAAATATTTAGTATGTATATGTTGATTATCTTTTTTATGTTAATGTCTAGTGGTGCATTTAGTCAAATTCAAGTGGCATATTTTAATGCTGGTTGGAACACAACAAATGGAGTAGAGTGGTATGATAAATTAGAAGAGGTTCAGACATTATCATATATAGATGTAAGTAAAGATACAGAGTTACAAAAGAAACATAAGATAGCAGTTATACCTACTATCATAATATTTAAAGATGATGTTGAAGTTGCAAGGTTTCAAGCTGATTTAAGTTTTAAGATGATAGCTACAAGAGAAGAAGTACAAGAAGAAATTAATAACCAACTAATGAGTGATTTTTAAAATGAAAAAACTACTACTACTACTATTATTACTACCTATACTAGCGTT